AGAAGAGAGCACCGCAGCCGGCACCCATAGCGGAGTCGATTGAATAAACTTGTGCCTAGCCGCGACGGGCATCGCAGCCAGGCTTTTCTTCCAATGGTATCTATCCATATTCAAACCTCTGCAAAGGCTTCCCTATTCTACCCCATGCGTTTCAGTTTGTCAAGCAACCGGACTTCCATCTTGCGGTAGAACCTATTCATGTCCGCCCGCGTTCGTTTCGCAATATCGTCGGCTTCGTCATCGAACTCTTTGCACAGCGCCCTATGCATTTCGGAACCGTATACCGTCATCGCCTTACCCACTTCGGGGTCGAATGCTACTGCGGTGCATTGGCAATTGCAGGCATGCGCCGCGCTTGTCGAGTTGGCTGGCATTAGGACCGACTCTTCAACGTACGGCTCGAGCGATCCGTCAAACGTGAATTCTTCGCTGACCTTCACCGTTGTCCCGTGTAGCGCCGCGTGGCTTTCTCTTGTGTCGGGCGATAACGCCGAGATCCATTCTTTCTCCAACGGCAACTCAGTCGCTTCCCATCCCATCTCCCTCGCGGCGTTCGTCGCCCTCACGGATTCCGTACGCGCGATCAGTTCATTCCTGTATCCGTCCGATAGATACCCCATCTCATTCGATACCCGCTTGGCCAACTCGCTGATTGACTCCCCGCTGTCCAACCCGGTTGCCAGCGAGCGCGCCAGGTTCTCCTTCGTAACCGCGTCCACACCGGTAACCCACTGCGCGGCGAACCGGTCGGCGTAGTCTTTGATCAACGGGTTCACCAATGCGAAGTCGCCGACCGCCCCGGGGAACGCGTCGAACTGTCGCTTGGCCACCTTACGCATTTCAGTCGCGTAGTCGCCGGATAGTTTCTCCGCCAACTCACTCGAATCGATCTCCATCAAGAGCACATCGATCTCGACGCGCGTAAGGTTGGCGGCGTCGGTAGCCTTCGTTTTCATCGACTTATTCGCCGCCCCGCTCGCCGGGATCTCAACCCATGCCATTTGTTGCGGCCTGTTGTTACCCCACGGGACTTCCCCCTTGCCCGCTTGCATTCTCCATTCGTTCAACGTAAACGCTTGTGGCATCGCTTGCATGACGCGTAGGTTGCGCTCTTTGTCTTCGACGGACGGCTCGACATACTCAACAACGTATTCGCCGCGCGGGTCGAACATTGGTAAGAGCTTGAGCTGTAACTCGAGCCGCATCGATTCGAGCCGCGGCATAAGCACGTATTGAGAATACAACGCTTCGGCCGATTCGATCGTCGCGCGGTTGCTGTTCTGAACTTGGCCAAGCAACTCAGGAGGTACACCCCAAGTTTGTCGGATGAAGTCCGCTTCCCATTGTCTGAGTTCTAGAAGCCGTAGCTCTCCGAGCGAATGAGTGAGCGGCCGCACAGTGACGTCCGCTTCCGGGACGACGATAGCCCTGCCAGCGTTCTCAGAGCCGCGATGGCGTTGGTTATACTTCGCCTCTAGCAACTCAGCGACATCACCGACCGCGGCGCCGTTGGCTGCCTTGATCCCGATGATGACATCGGAGAACGCGCGGTTCGCAAGAATGACGCGCAACAGACTAGCCGCGTATTCATCGGAGTCTAGCTCATCCGTAAGACTATCGCCAACGCCACGACCGCGACCGTCAAGGTTAGCGACATCCAAGTCGCGATGGTAGAAGATCAGCTCTTCTGGAGCACGAGTAGCCTTTCCGCCCGTGACGATCTTGTAATACTTCGCTTCGGCGCTCGGCAACTCATGGATAGACGTAGGCGACAACGGCACCCACATCACCGGCTTCCCGTTCTCGCCCGGAACTAGAAGCCAAAAGAACTCCCCCTTGACTTCCCGATACACATACGACGCCTTGAGCCCTTGTGGCCCTGGTATCTCTGGCGAGCCGCGATAGAGGAAGTCAAGGAACGGATGTTCCCAGATCTCATCGGAGCCGCTGGTAGCCTTGGCGCGCGCGGCTTTGTCCGTCATCGATCTAACAACCGACGGCCATGACTTCTTCGCCGTTCCCCTCCGCTTCCTGAGATAGAACGGAATTGCCGATAGGCTGTTGGCGATGAGTCCAACAACCTTCCTGACATTGGGAGACGTATTATAGGTAGCGATGAGCTGAGAGCTACCGCGTGGCAACGATCCCGCGCCGGCCCCCAAAGAGAATACTCCGCCGACCGGAGCCGATTCAATAACCTTATTCGCGACGCCGCTGGAAACGCCGCTAGGCACGCCACCGAAAACGGATAGCGCGCCGTCAAAGAAGCTCTTTGCTTTACTCATTCTATCACCATCCGCCTAGGATACGTACACGACGCGGCGCCGTTGCGGCTTGGAGTTTATTACTCTCGTAAATACAGCATAGCACAGCTTGTGTCGTGCTGTCAACCTGGTCCCAGGTTGGATACTTCGGCGCCCTCACGATCTCTTCAATGTACTGTTTATTCCAATCGGCCCGCACGATCCTGATCCTGCGCTGCGCAAACACCGGCGTGATAGCCCTAAGCCGTTGCGCCTTGTCCCCATACGGGGCCGGATTGAATGGAACGATGTTTGGCATTTTGTAGCTTAGTTCGGAAATGAGCGCGGGGCCGTTGGCTTTGTCTTCTACCAGCACCGCCCCCGTATCCGGATGCCTCATGAATAGCGATTCAACCGCTGCCTTACTGCCGAGGTAATCAACTTGATCTCGCCACACATCAAGCAACGTAAACTCGCGGTTGTCGATCGACGTCGGATGGTTGACTCCCCACACCGTCCCCACTACGTAGGACGAAGTTGCGTCGCCTTTGAATGCAAGGTCCCAACTCATAACCTTGTATTGGTATTCATTCGCAGCCGACTCAACGATGATGATATCGTCTTCCCTCACGATGTTCCCGGAGGCGATAGACGGTTGCTGTTGATCTTGCGCCTGAAATTGCTCGGGCCCTAGCCGCGACCGTCGATGCTCGACCTCGATCGGTCCTATCCTCTCAGGGAACAACAACTCACCGTCCGCCCTTGGATCGTCCGGATGTCGCAACGTAAGCGCACTGTCTCGCACCATATCAAAACAGACCGCCCGCCAACTATCCGGCTCGGCTTCCAACAATCTACCCGCCGGGTCATCCTCGAACGAACGCTGGGAGATCAGAAGCGTGCGAGATCGCCTAGGGTCGTTGATGCGATTCCCTCGAATGTATTGCACCCAAGCGAACGCCGTGTCCCGGTCTTCCTGCCTTGGCGGCTTCCGTGGGTTGAGGTCTAGCGGGTCGTCGATGATGATATCGTCGCCGCGCCACCCGGTCAACCCAGAGTTGCCGCCGATGGCTTGTCGCAATCCGCGGCACGTATTCTCGTAATGCATCTTTTGATCTTGATCTGCCTTCAACTCCCACTGTCCGCACACTAGTTCCTGATACCACTGCGATCGAACCAAGTCACGCATCTTGACATTGTCGCGTATCGCTAGTTGTTGTCCGTGCGTGCAACATAGGTATTGGGTCGATGGCTCCCGTAGCCATTGCCACGCGGGCATCAACACCGACGCGTATAGCGACTTGCCCATCCCGGGAGGAACAGCCAGCAACAAATTCCGGTAGCCTTCCTTTCGCTCCGCCCATCGCTGTAACTCATCGCAGAGCAACTCGAGAAACCATCCCCACTGCAACGGTGCCGAGTCGACAATCTTCCACGCTTCCCTGGCGAACGCAGAGAAACTGTGTACCACCCGGTGGCGTTGCGCGGGGTCGTAGTTCACTTGGGCTCATACCCTGGGAACATCTGACACATGTACCGGTGGAATTGATAACAGTCTTCTTCTGTGTCAAGCCGCTCCGTTGGCCACTTGTCCCACGGTTTTGCCCAAGGGTAGTCTTCGAGCTGTTGCTGCGCAGCCGACTTGCCTTCTACACGGTCAACGATCTCGCGGACGATCGGAACTACTTCGGACGGCTTGTCGACGCCGGCGTGATGAAGAGCCCAGAATAGTTTCCAGGCAACATAGCCTAGCCCAGACGCGTATGGACTTCCTTCGCCTGGAACAACAGACACACTATCCGGCGACAACGCCGCGAGCAAATCACGGAATGATTTCATTGCTTCCTCTTGCACGGCCGGTCATCGAAGCCGAGTCCGTAATAGTGATAATGCGACAACGCCATGACGTTCCAAATTACGTGGGCTCTATGCGGTTGCTTGCTCTCGTCATCGAGGGACGTACCGTCGTACTTAGCGTGCGATAAAATGCATCGGTAGACTCTATGCCATTCCATGCCCAACAGCCAATTGTGCTCACCGTATTTCGCGGCGCCAAATCTAGATACCGCCGAGACCTCTTCTGCGATCTTGTCGCGTTCGTCTCCGTACAGTGTGGCGATAGCGGCGCCTATAACGCTAGACCAAGTGATCGCATCATCACCATACCACCACGACACTATCGGTCGTAGCCACGGCATCGCTTTCTCCCATCCCGACTCCCATAGCAGCGACGGGGCCAACAGATCGTAACGCGGTTTCCCTTCGTCGTCTCGCTTGCCTTTCATGTGTCTCCCCTGTATTCAAAATGCATCGGGTCGGGTACAGACCAACGGCCGCCCCACACCCAGTCGTGTACCTCGAACGCGGCAACGATCCAATCCGGAATGTCGCCGCGCTGCCCCACCGGGTTCGTGTCCCAATTGATGTCGATCGCAAAGCCGTAGCTATGGGCGCTTAGAGACCGCGAGGGGTCTAGCATTTTGTGGCGCATCGATAGGCCATAGATCTGATTGACGGGATAGCGGGTTGGTGATTGTTCGATGACCTCTAAGATGGCGAAGAGGGAGACGGATGCGTCAAGGTGAATAAGTATGTGATCACCATCCGGGTTGCCATCGTTCCAGTCGGAAGGGAGGGGGACGAAGTTGGTGTTCTTCGCTACCCATCGCCAGTCCGGAACACACCATCCGGAGGGTAGCGACGTGAGAATAGGAGAGCCGTATTTTGAATGGAGGGAAGTTGCTAGTGTCATCGGTTTACCTTAGCGCGTTGGTGATTTAGTTGCAAGAGTCTATCGCAGATCGTTGACGCGAATGAGTGGGTTGGGTCTTTTAACGCATCGGGTTCTGTGTACGGAGGGATTTCGATGTCATCCCAACCGTAGGCTGACAGAACTGCGCTGTCTAGTTCGCAGTGCAATCGACGTAGCTCTACAATAGCGGAGTCAACGCAAGCCGGATCCTTGAGAGCGTTGTAGGTCTTCGTGAGACCTTGGTCTGTCTCCCGCATGAAAGCCGCTCTGGCTTTGTAGAGCCGCTCGCCGATGCTCTCGAGAGGCGGCAGGATGGTGCGGGGGTCCGGGTCGGGGAAGGGGAAGTTCTCAAAGCAGTCGGTGGCCGCGTAGCGGAGCCGGTCTTCAAACGACGACGACAGCAGCCACACCCAGGGCTCATGGATGCGGGACTGTAGGATTGTGAATTGAGTGTGGGCGGGGAAGGGGTAGACGTAGAGGCTATCGGCGAAGACCCGGTCCGTGGGCTGGAATGTGAACATCAGGTGCTTGGTGACCCGGGAGTTCACCAGGCAACTTGGGATGTTGGTGATGGCTTCGTAGAGGGCGGGGCGCTTCTCCCCGTAGTGCCACCAGTACTTGCGATACTGGTCCCGGTTGTTCTTGTCCCTCTCCGGCTTCACCTTCCGCCGGACGATATCCAGCAGCTCCGGCCATCGCCCGGCCTCCTCCAGGGTCATGCTGCCGAAGTTGATGACGTAGCGGTGAAACATCTGCTCCGGGCTAGTGTTCATTTCCTTTCCACCAAGGTACGGGAAGATCAGATCACCGTTGCGCTTGTCTCGCTTGATGAGATCGTCCCGTTCTTCAGTGGTAAGAACAAAGCCTTGCCCGTTGGTCTTCACTCCGACGAAACTCAACCCCGCGTTGGCCGCCAGCCTAACGGGATCGTCCCTCTCTGGCAACGGGAGTAACCTAGAGTTATACATCGCACTTCATCCCGGAGCGTTGGTGATTAAGTTGCAATAGCCTATCGCAGATCGTTGACGCGAATGAGTGAGTAGGGTCTTTCGACGCGTCGGGTTCTGTGTACGGCGGCACATCAATGTCGTCCCAACCGTAGGCTGACAGGACGGCCCGGTCGAGCTCCTGGTGGAGCCGGCGCAGCTCGATGATGTCAGGGGCCGTGCAAGCCGGGTCCTTCAGGGCGTTATACGTTTTCGTGAGGCCTTGGCTTGTCTCATGCATGTAAGCCGCTCTGGCTTTGTAGAGCCGCTCGCCGATGCCTTCAAGCGATGGCAGGATGGTGCGGGGGTCCTGATCTGGGAAGGGGAAGGTTTCGAAGCAGTCGGTGGTCGCATAGCGGAGGTCGGTCTTCATCGACGACGACAACAGCCGCGCCCAGGGCTCGTGGATGCGGGACTGTAGGATTGCGAATTGAGTGTTGGTGGGGAAGGGGTAGACGTAGAGGGTGTGGGCGAAGACACGACCAGTCGGTTGGAAGGCGAATACCAGGTGCTTTGAGACCTGCGAGTTCACCAGGCACTTTGGAAGGTTGGTGATGGCTTCGTAGAGGCCTCCGGCCTCGCTGCCATACCTCCACCAGTACTGACGCCTGCGCCATCCCATCGAGTTATCCCGTAGCTTGTCCCTCTCCGGCTTCACCGTCTGCCGGACGATATCCAGCAGCTCCGGCCACCGCCCGGCCCCCTCCAGGGTCATACTACCGAAGTTGATGACGTAGCGGTGAAACATCTGCTCCGGGCTGGTGTTCACTTCCTTCCCGCCGAGGTATGGGAAGATCCGCTCGGCGTTGCGCTTGTCTCGCTTGATGAGGTCGTCCCGTTCTCCGGGGGTAAGAACGAAGCCTTGCCCGTAGATCTTCGCCCCGAAAAAGCTTAATCCCGCATTGGCCGCCAGCCTAACGGGATCGTCCCTCTCAGGTAACGGCAGCAACCTAGAGTTATACATCGCACTTCATCCCAGCTCGTTGGTGATTGAGTTGTAAGAGTCTATCGCAGATCGCTGACGCGAATGGGAGAGTAGGGTCTTTCGATGCATCGGGTTCTGTGTACGGCGGCACATCAATGTCGTCCCAACCGTAGGCTGACAGAACAGCGTTGTCTAGTTCGCAGTGCAATCGTCGTAGCTCAATAACAGCTGAGTCAGCGCAAGCCGGATTCTTGAGAGCGTTGTAGGTCTTCGTGAGGCCTATATCCATTTCTCGCATGTAAGCCGCCCTGGCTTCGTAGAGTCGCTCGCCGATGCTCTCTAGGAGCGGCAGAACGGTGCGGGGGTCCTGACCTGGGAAGGGGAAGGTTTCGAAGCAGTCGGTGGTCGCGTAGCGGAGCCGGTCTTCAAACGACGACGACAACAGCCACGCCCAGGGCTCGTGGATGCGGGACTGTAGGATGGCGAAGTGGGTGTGGGCGGGGAAGGGGTAGACGTAGAGGGTGTGGGCGAAAACACGACCCGTCGGTTGGAAGGCGAATACCAGGTGCTTTGAGACCTGCGAGTTCACCAGGCACCTTGGGGGGTTGGTGATGGCTTCGTAGAGGGCGGGGGCAAGTTCCCCGAATCGCCACCAATACTTTCGGCGCACCTCCCGGTTGTTCTTGTCCCTCTCCGGCTTCACCTTCCGCCGGACGATATCCAGCAGCTCCGGCCATCGCCCGGCCTCCTCCAGGGTCATGCTGCCGAAGTTGATGACGTAGCGGTGAAACATCTGCTCCGGGCTGGTGTTCACCTCTTTCCCGCCGATGTACGGGAAGATCCGCTCTGCATTGCGCTTGTCTCGCTTGATGAGATCGTCCCGTTCTTCTGGGGTGAGGGTGAATCCTTGCCCGCATATCTGCCCCCCCTGAAAACTCAACCCCGCGTTGTCCGCCAACTTAACAGGATCGTCCCTCTCTGGCAACGGCAGCAACCTAGAGTTATACATATCGCACAGCCACAAACATCTTAACTGTCACGCCAGCCCCTTCCCCCCATTTAACATCCCCGCTGCATGCCGGTATCCTGTACCCATTACGCAACGCCCACTGCAAACCGACCCGCCTACAACCGCCTTGCGCAATAGTGTTTGTCACAATCCACACCGACACTGCCGGCTTGAATACCTCTAGACAATGTCGCAACACATACGCTGCCAGATCCGCTCCCCCCGCACCCTCCGCCGGGTAGCGTTCTTTCAGCCACCTCACGCGCTCTTTACCCAACACGCTTTGCAGCTTAGCCCTACCAAGATACGGCGGGTTGACGATCAGCGCATCGCCCATACTTTTCTCGATCTCGAACAAGTCACCAACCGACGCACTTAGCCCTTCCTTTCTCGCGGCCACAACGCAATCGGCATCGATGTCCGTTCCAACTACGGGCGATCTAGGCATCATAAGCTTTACCGCCCGCATCAACGCCCCCTCGCCGCAGCACGGATCCCACACCGTAGGCGCCGACATCCCCGCATCGTCGCATGCGTCTTTGAGCATGCTAGCGGCTTCCCGCGCCCTGTCGCCCGGCGTGAATACTTGGCCGATCTTCATTCGACACCTACCATCGTGATGTCGAGCCACGCATATGTGCTGCACCAGTAGTCCTCGTAGCAACCGCCAGCCAGCGCCCTCACCGTGAAACCGTACTCGCCGATCAGTCCATCGCCATTCTTCGCCCACCCCACGAACGCGACTCGCTGCAACTCCACCTCGCAGCCGCCATACAGCTCGATGACCGCACTATCGATGTAGCCCCATCCATCATCCTTTGGCTCGTCACTGCCGCGGCCAATCAACTCGCCGTTGGAGGTGTGCGCCTCAACCACTCCAGCGCTTGCGTCATGGGAGAACACCCACTCCCCAGTGCCGCCACCGTGGTCGCACCCGTCGCGCAACACAATAAGGTGCACCATAGCCGCTCCGACCGGTGGCCCGCGTACGGTTGGCGCTTCCTCACCGCACCCAGCGCAGCCGCTGAAGATGATGATGAGCAGCCCAAAGAGCACGCCCATCGCCACCGACACCGCCGCCTCAATCAACATTCTTCTAACCATCGCTCGGCTCCTCGCTGGTCTGCTCGATGTATTCTGGATGCTCAAGACCAGCTAGCACCTGAGCAAAGAAGTCCTGCCACTCAGGCAGCCGGTGCGCCTTGCGTTGGTACCACATATTCTGCAGCGTCTTGTAACTCAGACACCACACGCGCCGCTGCAGAAACCCCTCTGGCAGACAGGCCTTGAGCACCTCGAATTGCTTTGCCAGCCGCATCTCCTCAAGTGCCCACAGCGTTTCGGACGGCAACGGCTCAACGAACATACTCTGATACAGAGGTGTCCGCATGAGCGTATGCATCGTGCTCTCGGATTGCTTCGTCGCGAGGCGATAGGTATCGGCCTGTTGCCACCAATACCTAGGAGCCGTAACGTCTAGCCATACAACGATCGACTCCAGGAACTTGTTGTGCCCACCTTGCTTGTGTGCAAGACCCGCCAACACACGGCGCTTCCGTTCCTCCCACCGCTCTGGCGACCGATGCATCCCGTGGCTAAGCGACACTCCCAACGCAGCCGCGTCCCACCCCGCTTCCCCGATGACTCTGACGTCGACCCTCATCTTACCACCACCTCTTGATGATCGGCATCAACGCTTGCGCAATGCCTAACCCCATCGTGTTGATCTTCCAATGTTCAAGATCGAGTTCGTATTGATGGTTGACGATCTCAACAACTTCGTGAATCAAGTTTTCAACCGCCCGGTCGTAGTCACAGGTATCAGCAAGCAAGATACTCCGGCGCCGCAAGTCTACCATGGCGTAGGCTTGGCGCTCTTCTAGCAACTTCTCCGGAACCCACCGTTGCCGATAGGTGTACGGTCCGACGCGGATACGTAGAAATTTCTTGGCCATCGTTCCTCCGTCCGACAACGATACCACGACTCCGCACATTGCGCAACCTTGACCGTACGGACGCGCTAGCGTACACTGTTCGAATGCGAGCCCAACTATACCTAGGCGGCAAGTGCCAAGCTATCTATTCATTCTTCGTCCGCTCCGGTTTCACGTACGATTACAAAACCGATGGGTGGCTACGCCGTACGGACGACGGCCCGGAGCGCGTATCATGGTCTTATATGCATAGCTACGCGACTGCGGTCCCGCGAGACAACGACGACTCCCGTGCGTTCTCATCGCGGAATATCGCGGCGACCTTAGAGCTATGGGCTGATCACGCGCGCAAGCAAACGATCTCCGGTCTCTGTGCCGAGATCGAATCGTGGGCACCCGATGTTCCGGACGATGAAAGGGAGCGGCTATACGCCGAGACTTGGGAGCGATGGATTGACGCCGTATGCAAAGAAGGCCACGAACTCAGCACCGTGGTGATGCAACATTGGGTGTGGCAAATCAAGCGCAAGCTATATGGCTTACCAGTTACCGATCACATGTGCCCCATCTTGCAAGGCGCAACGGGGTCGGGCAAGTCGACAGAGGTTACTAGGCTGTTGGCCCCGGTTGACATCGTAGTGTCGCGACAGAGCCTTGATCAGTTGATCGACGAACGCCACTACGTCGAATTGAGTCGACACTACATTGTGTATATCGACGAAATGGCAGGCGCCGCGAAGGCGGAACTCGCGAGACTTAAGTCCCTCATCACGGACGAGACGATCTCAGGCCACGTATTCCACTCGCAACGCCGCGCCGTTGTCAAGCAAAACGCGACGCTGTTGGGATCATCAAATCTCAGGGTGTCGTCCGTGATCACGGATGAGACATCGGCGCGGCGTTACTGGGAGCTCCGGTGTAGGGACCGGCTAGACTGGGATGCGCTGCAAACAATCGAGCGGCGATGGCTATGGGCCTCGATAGATGCACAAGCCGATAGCTCGTTGCGCGGCGAGACCCTACGACAAGTCAACGAATTACAGCATGCCAAGCTCCGCACGCTACCGGAGATCGAGGTATGGGTGGGGGAGATAGGCCTAGGGCGTGGGCAAACCAAAGTCCCGTGGTGTCACGTTTGGGAAGCGTGGCGAATCTACTGTGCCGAAACCAACGCAGCAACGATGACGCGTAGCAGGTTCATTGCGAAATTCAAGGAAATCCTTGGGGGCCCGGTAGTGTATCGGGACGCCACCACCAGGGGAGTCATGCTGTCCCACGACCCTAGGCCCGCCGGGAGGGCCCGGGGGCTTAGAGCCGTATAGCGCACCCACATCAGCATCCATACCCGTACCCACACCCACACACAAACCAAAGTCCCGTGGTGGCCACAAGCCCCAAAGTGGAATTCTATGCATGACCATGACCCTTTCATTTTCCGCATGACACACCTAAGTAGCTGAAATCATTGGGGCAATGACGTACTAGTGACGGGGATATTTATCAAAAGTCACACGTAAGTATGCGGAATCCTTTATATAATGACGTACTCTCTTTTTATATAGTAAGTTATATAATGAAACTGTGTATATGTAT